CAACCAGTATCTCTAACGGTGCGTTCTCTCGCCTCGTTAATGTAGGTGGTTAGCTGGTTTTGCGTCCAGAAAACATTGTTAACGTCATGGAGCAAATTTTCAACTTGGCTGAGATAGTCGTTAAGCGTTGCCATTTGCTGTCCATGTTAGGCTACCTTCATTTGAGTCTTTTCCCCCGAACCCTTCTGGAGGGTTAGGGGTACTCGTCCAACAGCCGAGGGTAACGAGCTGTTTTTCCCTGGTCTTTCAGTTGTTATTTCAAACTGATCTAACTTTTTCAAACCTTCTGCCAGTTCGCTGTGCAGTTGTATCCACCCCCAGCGAACCAAGATATGCTCTCGATCATCAAGACCATACCCAAATAATTGCACAGCTGCCTCAATAGGCAACTCTACAGGAGTATTCTTTTTGAACTCGTAAGAACCCACAGCGAGCTGTGTGTCCCCACGGTTCGTAACAAACACGTTCATTAGAACTGTACAACGTCACCGTAAACTTGGAAGTTCACAGTGTTGCTATTACCAGAAACTGTGGTCACGTTCACATAAAGTGCAGATGTCAAGTTACCAGTAACTGAAGTTGTAGTGGAGTAAGGCGTTGCTATGGTCAAGTCTTGGTATCTGCCCGCTGCAGTGATGTTACTCAAAGCCACGTTAGCAACTATCGCATTGGATGCGTTGCCGTCATTGCTTGTTGTAATCGTCACATAAGCAGACGAAACAGACCCTGTAGGATTGTTAACAGTAATTCTGCGAGGAATCACTGCACCAGAACCCACTGCAGTCCCTGAGTTTGTGAGGCCACCATTCAACAAAGGAATAGTGGCAACCGCATTACCCAAGGCTGCCATAGACACAACCGTAGCTTGACCAATACGCCCACTCCCAAATGAGTCTAAATATAGCTGACTGACTGAATCGGGATTAGCCATTGTTCACTCCTTATGATGCGTTGTAAGTGCCAGACACGTTCTGTCCACCGTCAACAGTCAACAAAGTAACTGTAGCGTTGGTAACAGAAGAGTTGGCAAACACGTTAACACCGTCAGAGAAAATCATACCGCCAGTATTGTTTGCTAGAACAATAGAGGTTGCTGTTGCGTTACCAGCTGTGTTAACTGCTGAAGTGGCCTGAATGGTCACGTTAGCAGTGGGAAACACAATGTACACACCAGCGGGAATGACGTTACCAACTGTAGTTGCGGGAGTAGTGGTAATCTGGAAATACGCACCAGGCGTATTAGCGACCGCACTTGCAAGGATAATTTTATTAAGAGCTAATGCCATTTCAAATTCTCCTTATAGTGACAAGTAGTTGTAGCCAGTGATCTTAGACATTGACTTGGGCTTGACAGACACCAATTCAGCAATCATAAGAACAGCACCGACATAACCGATTTGCCAGTTGGGAAGAGTGGACTCAAACCCTGTGAACACAAACGAACCTTGCTCGTGGATATAGAGCGACAAGTAGTTAGTGTTGAGGAAGTACACTGTGCCTTCTGGGCAATAGGGGTCTGGATAGATTGGCACGCCAGCGACCATCAATGCACGGAATGCAGCTTGAGGACCGTTGTTGTCACCGTCAAAGCCAGAGCCTGGGGTAATAACATACTGCTCTTGACCAACAAAGTCTTGAGCCAATAGTGTCCAAGTACCAAATCCGCAGACACCGAAAGAAGGCATTTCTGCGCCTTTTTTCACTGTGCCAGAGATGTACTGAAGAATGTTTTGACGTGTGGGGTTTACGTTACCAGCTGCGTAAACCTTAGACTGCCACCAGGTGTAGGTGGAACGGTTGATGTTACCGTAAGTAGTCTGGTATGTTGCACCACCTGTACCATCATCCACAGCAGCGGGCAAACCGATGAACTGTTGATTGTTGGTAGTGTTGTTGTACAAGGCCGTTGCCATTGCGTCCATCATGACGTTTGTTGCGTCATTCATACGGGCTTCAATCAACGGGATAATTGCAGCATCTTGTTGAGCAACGCCTTCCATACCGAGGAACGGCACGGGGGAAATCATCAACTTGAGGTCAAATTCAGCGTTGTAAGCACCTTGTTGGACTGACGGCTGGGCAAAAGAGCCAGAGTAGTCAGACCACTGAGCGTTCACAAACTGTGCGCCCTGGACGGGAACAGTTACTGAGGAAACACCACCAGAGGCTTGTTGACTGTTAGCAATCAACGCAGCCATTAGTGGCGTAGAGTTATACAGTTGGACAACCAGTTTAGGAATGAACGCACGTCTTGTGACGTAGGTTAATTCTGTAAACTGACTTGACCCTGTTTGAGGCAGAATACCGCCACCAATAGCCATAGTTAGCTCCTTAAAGACGGGCATCTCTGCCCAAACAAATTACACCCTCTTTTACAAACCGATAGGACGTGTGGGTTTCCGCAAATCTGCGAAAGCACGCACGGCCTCTTGCTGTGCTGCACCTCTGGGGTCTTTCCAATACTTGCCAAGATCAAACTGGCGAATAGCACTGGGGTTGTACCCTGTAGGCGTAGGCTTTGCAGCTTGTTTCATCCAGTTGTAGTGCTCTGCAGCCGTCTCATGGTCTGCAATGCGTTTCTCCAACATTAACTTTTCAACTTCTGGCATCTCGTCTTCAGAAACCAAACCTTTTTTCACGACTTTACGTCTGATGTTTTCAAGGTTTTCTACTGCTTCACGCTGTGCAAACTTGGCCTTGAGAGCTTCGTTTTCTGAACGCATCTGGTGAAGTGCAGAATTGGTGTTGTCCTCAATGTCGAGTTCTGGCACGTTTAGACCAGGACGAATTTTTTTTGTCAACCGCAATATATCCTTGCGTGTTTCTGGCGTGTCAGCGAGTTGCTGCATTAGGCCAGCAAGCTCGTCTCTTTGTTCAAGTGACAGGTTTTCTAAAGACATTTTGTTACCCTCTTACCGTGTTAGATTACTTTTTTGCCATCAGCTGGCTTTTCAACTCTCATGCCGTTCATGGCTGCTTTTGTAGCACCTGACAAGCCACCGAATTGAGAATAACGAGGCGTGTTAATCACGACACCGTTTTTTTGATTGTTGTCTGTGGGTCTGCGAGGTGTAGACGAACCTCTGGGCTTAAATAAATCCATTTGTCGCTCCTATTACATTGGGGGGGGCATACCACCGCCAGGAGGAGGAGGCATACCTGGAGGCATACCGCCACCAGGAGGTGGGGGGGGTGGAGGCATTCCACCACCAGGAGGAGGTGTCATACCAGGAAGGGGTGCAGCTGCAAGTGCTTTACTCTCTGGAGTAGCACCGCCAGCTTGAGGTAGAGACTGTAGCATCTGGATTATTTCAGACTGCTGCAGCTCGTTTGTTTTGTTTTTGCGTGGACCAAGCACTTTGTTCAGCGTAGAGATGGCTGTTAATATGGACTTGCCTTCTTCTGAGTCTGAACCAATAGAGGCCAAGGACTGCTCTAGCAAGTCTTGCGCCATTCCAAGGTTGATCATTGCTGCCTGTTTAGAACCCATCTTAGGTTCTGGGGTAGACATAGGCGAACCCATAGGAGGAGTTTCTGCGTCAGGCGGGGCTGAACCCATACCAGCAGATGTAGGCAATACAGGTGGAGGTGCGCCAGCTGACCGTGGGCCACCCATTAACTCCATCAATTTGTCTTGCGGAACACTCATTTATTTCTCCTTGCCCTAGTTTGTAACCACTTACAAACTTTCTGTCAAGTATGGGTGGGAGGTATTTAGCGACATACCCCCCAATGTCGGTTCGTTTCAGAGGTTACCCTCCAAAATTACTTACGCTTATGTTTACGAGCTTTACGCATGGCAATCTCCTGAACAAGCGGTTTCTCGATAAGGGGAGAAACCATACCCTCTTCCTTTGCAAAGAAGTCTTTACCGTCTAGTCTTACGACCACGTTTGTGTGCTTTATACATACTAATCCCCTGTTAAGTTCTGGCGTAAGACCGTTGTGTCCTACCACCAGATGAGTTTTTAACACCAGTCTGACGGTATGTCAAACCAGGTCCTGACGATTCCCGTTTCAGAGTATCAGAGCTGACTCTGGGTTGATCTGCACGGGGTTGAGTTTGTGGTCCACCCACATTCTTTGTTGCCATGATTAACCTACCTTTTTGAGTTCAGGTTTCTCTTTATGAGATGGAGGAGCTGGGGGTTGCCCAGCTTGCTTTGCCTCCATGCGCTTGAGACGAGACTTCAATTCTTCTTTCATGGGTGGTTCGATCAAGTCCAACAAGGACTCTTTGTCGATCACTCCAGCCTTGAAGAGGTTGAAAGCCATCTGTCTGTTGTCTTCCATGAAGATGGGGGAGTTGCTGTGAGCATCCACTTTCACTGTAAAGTTACTGGTGAACTGCTCTGCAATAAACGTGTGGCCTTGCGTGTCTTTGAACCTTGTATCGTCATAAAGCTGCATACATTTGAGGTATAGAGTTGCCAATTTCTCTAGACTGTCCTCAATAACTAATGCCCGCTTTTTCGTTCTAGAAGAACCTAGACGAGCCAGTTGACTTGCATGACCCGCTGACCTCACCCCAGCTTCACCCTTGCCTGAAAGGACGTTACCAATACCGCTGGCCTCCTCAAACATAGCATCTACTTCTTTAATTTCTGTAAATAGATCAGGTGGCATATTTGGGGCCATCTTCTCTACTTTTGCATTGGGCATATC